TTGAAAATTATTTTGAATTTTCTATTTGTGGCCTTTATTTTCTTCTAATATTTCCATGATGACATACGATCCAGATTTTGCTGAGCGGATGATATCCGCTATGAAAACTGATCCCAAAGGCTTTATGGCCTTTGTGGAAAAAACTAAGGCTGCCTATGCCAAGGGCGGTCTTGAGGCTACATGGGCTGTAGTTCCACCTACAGTGACTGAACCCCTGCCAAAGGTTCAGGTTCCTTTTGTCTCTAGGGCTACTGTCCTAAGAGGCATAGTTGAGAGAGCCATTCAGTTGGCCTCAACTAAGATCTGCTCCTCTGTTCTTTTCCAGAGGAGAGTTGGACGGGCCATCTGGGCCTTGGCTGAGGGGGTAGTTAAATATGCTACCCTCTTGGGTGTGCGAGCGGCGCTCGCAATGGAGGAGGCATCCCAGTGGGTGCCTATCTGTAGCTCTGGGAGCTACAGTAATGTGGTGAGCAGCAACTCACCCTTCTGCACATCCAACTGGGGTGTGCCTCCGCCATCTAGTAAGATGGCTGTTGTAGTTTCTGCTACAACACAAATTCCTGCTCTGCAAGAGCAGGTGGAAATGATCCCTCCTATGGGATTTGTGACTTTTAAGTCACAGGGAGCTGAAACTCCCAAGAATGATGCCCTTAAGGCATTACAAATTCCTGCTCACCAAGAGCAGGTGGAAATGATCCCTCCTATGGGATTTGTGACTTTTAAGTCACAGGGAGCTGAAACTCCCAAGAATGATGCCCTTAAGGCATTGCAAATTCCTGCTCACCAGGAGCAGGTGGCAGTGGCTCCTCCTACGGAGCTTGTGGTGTTGAAACCACAGGAGGTTGAAACCTCCAAGAGTGGTACCCTTAAGGTATCTCAAATTCCTGTTCTTCAAGAACAGGTGGTAATGGCTCCTCCTATTGAGCTTGTGGTACTGAAACCACAGGAGGTTGAAACCTCCAGGATTGATGCCCCCAAGGCATTGGATGTGGTGCCTCCTATGGCATTTGGAAACAGTGTTTCCATCCAGGATGAAACCTGGGGCCCTGAAGAGGCTTATCTTCCTTTTGAGATTCCTATCTCAAAAGCGAATCTATGTGGACCATGTATCCATGTAGTGGGGTTACCAACCACCCCTCTCTCTGGTTGGTCTTCTTTTTGTGGATTTGAAAATCCACCACTCCCTGTTACTGACAAGGAGTGTTTTTCTTTATATTCTGCTTGTATTGCACTTGCAATGCAAGTGGAGCTCTCTCTGGACAATTGTCCAGCTTTTGATTTTTGTGGTTGGGATGAACCCTCTCTTTCTTTCATTCCAACTGCTCCTTCCCTTGAGGCTTATGCCTCTTTTTCTTATTCTTTTACTCCTGATTTTCAGGAGTATTATAAAAATTTTTTATTTTGTGGGCCTTTTGAGAATCCTTCTTTTTATGAAGGACCTATTGGTCCTCTTTCTTTTGGGGCTACTATTATGGCCTCACATTCTCTTGATCACGATTGTGATCTTTCTTTTTCCTCTTTGTCAGCAACTGCTGGCATTTTGCATTCATCTATAGAGGTGAGTGCAAAATTGGGTTCGTGGCCCAAGAGAGATTTTTCTCATTCCCCAGCTCTGTTGATGAAAGGGGAATCTTTTTGTGGTTTTAAATCACTTCCTTGGCCTATTACAACCAAGGACTTTGATTTGTTGATGGGAGCATTAGACGCTCTCCATGAAACCCCCCAACAAGGTACTTGGCCTTGTGGGGGAACCACATCTTTTAACCCTTCTTACACCCCGCGTTTTAAAAGGGGTGATGAGAATTATTCTTTGCCTTCCAATTGGAAGGGTAAATATTCTGCCTCTAATGAGGCATTAGATAGAATTTATACTCGCATCTCAGAATGGGGTGTTAGAGTTAATCCCAAATCAGGTCATTTTATTGCCTGTAAGGGAGCCTGTTGTATCCCCCGTTGTGTTAGTTATGAACATGGGTGGATCTGTGGCCAAGATGTCCTTTATGCACATGATTGTTGGATCTGTGCTATAGAGGCGCTCAATGCCACGGGGAAACAGGATAGAAAGGAGCGCAAACTTTTTGCTGCGCTTCTTGAACATACTAGCATAGTTGGTTCCGCTGAAATTGTAAAGGAACCAGTACCAGAAAAACCTAGTGGCGGATTTCTGGGCTGTTTTTACGCCACCAAACATGAAGTAGCTCCTAAAAAAAATAGTTTAAGTACTATAGCTACTTTATTTGCTGCACCAGCTCTTGCGTTTATACACAGTGAACGTGAGGAAGCTGAGACTTCTGCCAAACTGCAAGATAAGGCAGATGAAGAACACGACAAGTATTGGTCTAGTGTTGAATCAGTGAAGAGCAAGCTCAAAGCTAAGAAGGGAAAGAAAGTTCCCAACTCTGCTGAGGGTATGCTTGGAGATAAAAAAACCAAGCTTGTCGAAAGAGATGTGTTCGCCAAGGTGGTGCATGGATCAACCATGGATCGCCTTAAAAATAGGTTTATATCCGATGGGTCTATGATATTGACTGATCAAACCTTTCCATTGAAAGATGAGGAGGTTCGATTAGGCAGTACTGTAGGCTGTCCTATATACACCCGTCTCCCAACATTTACAGAGAAAGAGTTGCGAAAACTCACAGATAAATGGGAGATGTCGAACACAGGGGTTGTAGCCTTGGACATGGCTATTCAATCTCACGTCCCAGAAGGAACTCCTATGGTTGCTTTTGCAACCATTATGGATGGAAGAACAGATGATCCACATGTAGCAGCACAATGTGGATCATATTTCGATCTGGGGAGAGGAAGGTGTCAAGCCTTGTCCTTGCCTCTTGTGAATTTCAATTTAAATGATCTTTGCAAGAGATTGGGTAATGATGATCCCGAGTTATATCTAGCAACTTATTTTAATGATTTGCTGGGATATCGCCCGGGGGAGTTAGTCTTTACCTATGGCTCTTCAGAGCTTCTGGAACATAAACCAGATGCTTACACTAATAAGAGTCTATGTAAGGATACATGGGATGACATTTTAAAAAGAAATGTCCAAAAAGGAAATCGCATTGTAAAGGGATTCAATGTGATTGATTCTATATCGCAAGATTATGAACAAGAAATCCCAGATTTCGGTGATGTAAATTTTAACACAAAACCGAGATCTATTGTAGCGCCTACTAAAGCTTTTACAGCTAAAGGCGTAAAAGAACATAGTGATCCTAGCACATTGCGAAGATCATTTTCTTTAGCACGGACCCAATTTGGTCGTGTGCCCACTAGAAATCCCACCCCATTTGGTGGGTTGGCAATGGGTCAGGCAAAGCATGATCCAATGCCATCTAACTTAGATAGTAAATCTATGTTTGAGGCTCCGCGCCATAGCACAACGTGCAGTGGTTTGGAATCACCCTATGAAATAGCAATTTCGGAGACATATAATGTTCCCAAAGATGCTAGGGAGGGTACGCATATTGGTACTATAGATTTTTATACCAGTATAGCGTCTCAACATAAGATGCCCTACCAGAAATGGTTGGGTTTAGGACTAATTGACGCAGAAGTTATGCTAAATATATACTGTGGCGGCAATCCTTTTCTTGGAACCACCATAGGTATAGTGTATGACTTCTATAATAAATTAGACATAGCAACTACTTTGGGGGGAAAATTGCCGCGTATTTTAGGTAATTGTCTCCCACAAACCCTACACCCCATGGCGTTAGGAGGGTTTGGCAGCTATAAGGTGAACATGTCTCAATATTTGGGGCATAGTCTCTTTGTATCTGCGAAGAGTTTTGCGGATCCTCGGTTTCATCTGTATATATATGATGATAATACAACTGAGGCGTCTGCAGAATGGCGTTGTACAGTAGAAATATTGGTACGCCGTTGCAGTGAGGAGAGGGAGAATTTTAACATTCCAATCCTCACTATACCCTGTAGTAATTTTAATTCTTTTATTAATTTAGATTTATTTAAAGGTTTTGGAACTATTCCACTAGGGAAAGATCCAGCCATCATGCCTATAGGACTTGATTTTGCTGTAGCAAAAGAATATGCTACGGGAAAAACTTGTCTTGGCACCACCCAGGCAATTTTTAGATGTTTTCTGGGTGTGGGTGGCACCTTAGAAGGGCAGTTGATTAGAACCTCTACCATAATGGTATCCTGTAATGTGCGGATACTTATATGGTATGGGTTATCTTTACCTACCCTTCAAGAGACTGGAAGTATACCACATGAAGATCTTGATTTTAGTAGATCTGATGGTACTTTCAGATTAAAAATACAGAGTCCTTTTGCTCGCATTGCCAATAGGACTATAGATGCACGGCTTTTGGTTTATCCCTTAGGGGGACCAATAGCCACTAAAGGTTGCAATGCACCTTTCTCATTTGCCATTTATGTGAAAGGTATACATTTTGATGAAGCTGTGCAACCATTGTTGTTTCCAGATAGGGAATATCACTGGTTCCAGCTAGATTCATTCGCAAAGGGTGCTCTTACTATTCCTTTGCCAAATCATATCTGTGATTTTGCACTGGATAAGCAGAAAGTTGCTACAGTTCATTTGAGATCTAACCCTCTATCTGCTATCTTTGGATCATGTGGTTTCTTTAAAGGAAATCTTACCATGATCTTTAGGTGGACGATGGAGAGAAAGATTTCAGATGGTGGTAGCGCCATCTGGATTGCCCGATGCTATGGTACAACAGATAGCCATGAGGTGTTAGAGAGTCAAATCTCCAACGTATATACCCCTGGAGAAATACGCCTGGAATTGAATACTGGCGATTTCTCTGGGGCTAATATACCTGGAGGTACTACCTCTCCTAAGCAATTTCCATTGATTTGGATTGCTGATGGGGCTTCTGTTGGCAACATACAATGTTCGGTATTGTTGCATTCAGGATTTGCCTTTTATGGTAGATCTTGTCTAGCCATAAAGTGAAATGGCTGAACACGTGCTGTTGCGTACAACAGATGTTTCATTGTCCATTAGGCAATGGGGTGTGGTGGTCCTAAACCACTTCCAAGAGGGCGTCATCGCTTAGCATTTTACCTAAGGGTTGAAGATGTGAATATTGGAGTAATGCCCCAATAGTCCTCTGCTTTTGCAGTACCAAGAAATTACTTGGTCTTGGAGGTCTCAGTTCCGATTCTAACTGAGTGCTTTTTGATATGGTTCAAGAACCAATCCCGACTATGGTATGGTTGGACTGTATTATATATGTAGAACTTGTATATTGCTCATTACATTTAATGCGTGAATTCATTAATAGCGCTTAAATTGTGGTGATATACAGGGTATGTTTTCTACATATCTAATATGAAATACCAAATAACTACAGAGATATTGATCTGATGGGAGTGCAATTCTCCTGCCAAACTTGAGGCCAAAAGAGTTGATTTGCTACCTTCTAAGAAAGGAGATTGTCTTGGTGAAATTCCAAGCTCTATTTTAATTGCTTTGTCTTCTTATTTTTTTTAGTCAATGAACATTGGTGGTTTTTGAAACCATCCGTGAGGACTATCCACGAAGAGATAGCTAGAGGTACAATTAACACTCTCCCCTCAATAAAAATGAGAGTGTGGCTGGCGTCCAGGAATTCCTGGCACAGGGACATGCGTTATTCCGGTAGGTAAAATACGGAATCGTTTTTCAGCTGGTTTTGACCGTGATGGAAAACCGCCCCTCATCTTTCAGAGGGTATCCGCGCATTGGTTTTCAGTATATGGGTACTGAAATTGTGTAGTATGGGCTACAACAATGTGTGGATTAAGTCTTCCTTTTAGTAGGAATGAAGGGTCCAGAGTGGAGAGTGAAACCCTGGGAACCAGCTTATGTTGGGAAGGTTTCGAATACCGCTCGTAAGCCCCTAATTTCTGAGGTCTGGGAGAAGAAGCGCTTTGCCAAGCGATATTGGCTTAAGGTTTATGCGACGATAATTTGTTAGTGTACTCAAGAGTATTCAGGGTGGCCCCTGGTATTTGGATGAGGTCCGGAGATGAAAACCGGGGGGTAATTAACCCCAGCTAACGGCATAAGCTGACTTTCATGGAAGTGTCCATGACGCATTTTAAGATAGGTTTTAGACATACCCTTCCGGGATGGATGTAATTCCCATTTCGATATTTGTGATTAGTTATTAATTTCCCTGATGAGGGGACCTAATGCTAGTAAGTGTTGCTGCACTGAAATCTATAAGGTTATCTGATGGTAAACGTATGTTTCTTTTTGCTTTTTGTGGCGATAGGCTAGGTTTGTCCTTTTCCTGGTCTTGCTAAGTTGGACACAAAAATATTTTTGTTTTCAATAGAGTCGAAGAATGTCCTTTCTTCCC